TCGATACAACTCATAAAGAGATTGTAGACACATATAGGCATATTCTCTAGGTTGTATTCCTTCAACAGCAAGCCGATATATGGATAGTACTCAGTGTATATATCATATTCTGCAAGCTCATCCTGACAACTATTGACTAGGTCTATTTCATTCTGTGGGAAATGACTTGTGTCGGCAAATATCATATCCTTCAACTCAGATATGTCTGTCTCATAATGTGGAATAAGGGATAAATTGATAAAAAGTTGAAGACGCGGGTCTTGGCACTCAGAATATTTGCAATTTTGACAATCTAAGACAAATGGTCGAAAACACAGCATTTTGTGCGTACTGCCAATAAAATTCATAAAAAAAAAAATAAGGGGATTGACCCCTTATTTTACCTCCATTGCTTTCATGTCAGATGCATATTTAGATGCAAAATACTCAATTATGTTTTTATTGCCAACTTTATTGAAACTCCATTTGTCCTTCATGTTATGAGCCATGTCACCTGCAAAATGTTTGCGTAGGTGACGTCTAACAGTTTTTCCACCATCATTTAATTGGAATAATTTATCAAGCGTTGCAGGAGTGAATGTATCAGGAATGACAGCCAATATTGCGGTAATGTCAATCACTTTAACTTCAACGGGTTTAACAACTTCAATTGGTTCAACAACTTCAACAACTTCAATTGGTTCAGGAATAACAACAACTGCCTCATTGATTTCATTAATTGCCTGTTCGATTGCAACTTCCTCAACTGATTTCATCTGATTTACTTTCTTGGACATATTTGTATCCTCACTTATCATTAGTGTTAACCAAGTCATGAATGATTTAAGTCATTCATATTTGATTACATTTCTAGTATATCATACCCAGTTGATATTATCAATATGGATTTATGTAACAATTCTATTAAAGAAATGTAACAATTGCATACATGACATGGAGGGAGATGGTTATATTGGAGTGATGATGGCATCCACATTTATTTATTGATATTGATTATCATTATCAATTGGTATGTAGTGTATGAGTGTATCATGACATTACTACACCCCGGTATGGACCCCAACCGTTCGTGATTCATATTGTGGGGTGACAGCATTTCCCTTACACACTCATATCCTTGAGTATTACATTTCCCTTACGTACTCATACTCTTGAGTATTCACAACCAAAGGCATCCCCTTAGGCCAAAAGACCTACCCGTCACTATTATATCATTATATGTACATTATTTTATGATTCTACATGAATTTAGGGACCTTTAAATGCCTCTATTTGATACGCTTTATATATGAAATGATTAATTATATCATTAATTTTTAAAGTGTATTTAAATGATTTGTTACGAAAATTTAATATTTGATAACCTTTTGGAACCGTTGACATTAGCCACAATGTGTGATATAATGAAATAAAAGGTAGATAAGGAGATGAGCCAATGAGTGATACTAGAATACCCGAAGAGACTAAAGACGCAATGACGGCAGTGCTTAGGGAATTTGTTAACCTCGGAGTCATTGGTCGTGCTTGTGATAATGCTGGTGTTCCAAGAGGAACTCATAAAAAGTGGCTAGAGGAATACCCTGTCTATAAGAAACGATTTGAAGAGGTAAGAGAAATGTTCGTTGATGGTCTTGAGATGATTGCTATACAACGAGCTAAAGAGAAATCTGATAGTCTATTAACTTTAATGTTAAAATCCCACAGACGTGAGGTATATGGTGACAAGACTGAGATGAACCATACTGGCATAGGAAACCAAATACAGTTGGTATTCGCCGAAGGGATGCTGTCTGAAGCTGAGAGAGAACTAATCGAAGGTAATGTTAATCCTGTGGGCGGTGAGGATAATGTCGAGGAATAAAAGACTATCCCCTGTCAGGAGACTTGCTACATATAAACCCCATGACCATCAGAAGATATTTCACCAAGATAGTCATAAATATAGAGCACTGGTAAGTGGAGTTGGTGCTGGTAAAACCCGTATGGGTGTTGAAGAGGTTATAAAATGGACGCAACTTTATCCAGGCTCACTTGGTGTAATTGGTAGACTTACTTCTAAGTCGCTGAAGGAAACCACACAGAGAAGATTCTTTGAGGTGTGTGACCCAAAACTGATTGAGAACTTTAATCAGTCCGACGGCCATGTGTGGATAAAGACTAATGAGGTCGATGAAGAGACTGGGGACCCAGTATATTCTGAGATACTGTTTATGCACTTTGATGACCCAGGGCCATTAGGCTCTTTGGACATAAGCTACTTCTGGATAGATGAGGCACATGAACCTGACGGCAATGAGGTTCCAGAGGCAACTTTTGATATGTTAACTGCTAGACTCCGACATCCTATTGGACCTTGGAGAGGATTCATTACATCAAACTCGGGTGGTAAAGACTGGGTATGGGGGAAATTTTTCAACCCATCCGTGAGAGTTAGACTACGTGAGTATATCGGTTGGGTCGTTCCAACTAGTGCTAATGAAGAGTACCTGCCCCCTGGGTACGTTGAGGAGTTAACTCGTACACACACCAAGATATGGGTGGATAGATTCCTGAACGCCTCGTTTGACGCATTTGAGGGGCAGATATTTACTGACTTCGTTGAAGGATTCCATACATTTGAACCCAAGGATATGGAGATTAGTCCATTCTGGGAACATGGTGGTGGATTTGACTTCGGAGTTAGTGCACCATCTGCTTGTGAGTATGGCTGTATTGACAGGGATGGTGTCATAATAATATATGATGAAGACTATCAGGCTGATGCCAACATTGAAACTTTTGCTCAGGCTATCAAGAGGAAAGGCTTCAACTTTGTATACGCTGACCCATCTGTGGTAAACAAAGGACCAAGCAAAAAGAGTCCAAAGCAATTGTATCAAGAAGAGGGTGTTACTTTAATACCGGCTTCTAATGATGAGGATTTCTTCTTAACTTATGCTATTAAATTATTCCGTGCTAGACTTCCTGGCGATAGACCTGCAATCTTGATTAGCACTAAGTGTCCACACTTGATTGACCAACTAAAACAGTCTGCCTGGGACTCAACCTCTTTGACAGGAACTACGCATGATAAAGTAAAGTTTATGGAGAACCATGCAAGAGATGCTTTTAAGTATTTCATAAATGGTGTTGCATTTATGCCAGGTAAACTTGACCCTATAGTACCACAGCATGATAATCATAAAGACACATTAATAATAAATGGTAATTGGGAGCATGAAAGTTTTCTTGATGATAGTGACTTCGATAATGAAAACTATTGTCATCCAGAGGTAAAGGAGGCTGTATCTAATGTTTTATAGTATATTAGTAGTAATAACCCTTGAGATATTGGCTGTTAGTTGTTTTATGCTAGGCTATATCCTAGGAAAAGGTAAACAATCCACTCAGAGTAATACAACTCGAATTGAAAAAGTTGAGTTAAATGATATTAATTTTGACCCAGTATCACCGGAAGACCAAACTATGATGAAGAAATTTGAAGAGGAGGCAAAGAGAAATGGCTTTGAAGAAGAAGAAAACTGAAGATAAAGCACTACCAATGCCCACAGATGAAGAAATAGAGCTCCTTCAGAAGATAATGGAACGATATATTGCCTCTTACAACATGAAGCAGCAATTAGGACTTGATGAACTGTGGTCAAAATGTCAAGATTATTGGTCTGGAGATATAAACTTACCTGAGAATGAAGATGACCCAGGCTCAGAGACAAATATTATTCAACCTGTTATTGAGTCTCAGGTAGCTGATATAGTGAATGGAGACATGGACATACTAGTTAAAGGACTTGGTCCTTCTGACCAGGCATTTGCTACAGATGTTACCCAGATACTTAAGTGGATATGGCATCACAATAAAATGATTAATAAGCTTGATGGCTCTGAAAGGGATAGATTAAATTTAGGAACTATTATTTGGAAAGTCTACTGGGATAAGGATGGTATGAGTGGTAAAGGATTGCCAACTGTACAACCATTTGGACCAGATGCTTTCTTCCCTGACCCAAAGGTTACTGACATTGATTTCTTTCAGGACAGTGACTTTGTAATTCAAACTTCATGGCCGTCCAGAAGAAAATTAATTCAACTGTTTGGAGAGAGGGCTAGGGCAATACATGCTGAAGGCTCTGGACAAACTTATGACTCTCGTATATTCGGTGAAGGCGATTATGTTGGCACTGACCAAGTTACAAATGACCAAGCCTGTTTGTATGAATACTGGGAAAGAAAAGAAGACAATAGTCTAAGATTAGTCTACTGTACTAAAGATATGATACTTGCCGACTCTGACTCTGACAAACTCAATGGAAATGCTTCAATCCCTGAGGAATGTAACAAATTTCCTTATGTACCCATAATTGGATATAAGAAAAAAGGTAGATTCTGGGGAATGGGTGATACTGAACAGCTCATACCTGTACAAGATTTAATAAATGATTTAGATGACCAAATCAGGATGAATGCCAGACTAATGGGTAATGCTCAGACAGTTGTTGGTATAGGGTCTGGTATTAACATAAATAAGTGGACCAATAAACCAGGACTTAAAGTTCCGGCAAAAGACCATACTGCATTTCAAGTAGTTCAACCACCATATATACCTGCCTATATTAATAATAGACGTGAGAAAGCTTTCTATGAAGCTGAACTTGTATCAGGAAGGTCTGAGGTTGTCGAAGGTAGACGTTCTGGTAGTTTAAGAGCTGCATCTGCTATACTTGCTTTACAGGAAGCTGGTTCTAGAAGGGGTAATCATAAGAAGTTAATGCTACAGACTGGCTTACAGGAGACTATGAATTTACTTCTTGATTATGTGAAAGAGTTCATGACTATTGAACAGGCCTTTGATATTACTGAAAAAGAAGAAGTCAACTACCTGTGGTTCAGGGGCTCAGACTTAAAAAGTATCCCACAACTTACAATGAATGAAAACTTCAATAAAGAGAGTGATGATGCTGACTTAAGGGGAAGATATAAACCTTTAATAGATAGTTCTCAGGTTGATGAATTTGGAAATGAAATACCAGGCGAACCATTGACTAAAGATGCCGAGTTTGATATTGAACTTCACCTTGGTGCTGGTATGCCAAACAATAAGTCATTCATCTATGAAGCTGCTGTTGAGTTACATAGAGAAAATATTGCAACTACTGAAGAGACAAGAGCAACACTTAAACAGATGCTTAACTGGCCTATACTTGACCCGTACAAGCCTGAGGGAATATTTGCTGGTAGGAACAGTTCAGCTGACCAATTAGGAATTGCTAACTCAATAACTGGAGGAGATACTCAAATAACTCCACCAGAGGTTCCACCTCAAGCACAGGCTCCTCAACCAGCTGCACCAACCCCTCAACCGCAAGGTATGAATGTTGACCCTGCTATTATACAACAGTTACAGGAAATGGCTAGTTCAGGAAATGTTGACCAAAGTCAATTATATGCTCTTCTGAGTGGTCTTCCACCAGAAATTCTAAATGCAATAATGCAAGGCTTACAAGGGGGAATGATATAATGGCTTCAACTAATCTCAATACTTATTTAAATCATGGTATATCTAGTCCCTTAGTAAAGCTCTATGCTGAGCAAGGGGCTAATGTATTAACACTACCAATATGTCCCAAATGTGAAAGAATTGGCCTTAGGGACAAAGGATGGTCCTTATATAAGACCATGTGTTGCCCACATTGTGGTTACAAAGGACGGGCCACACATCAATTATCTGCTTATATCAATGAAGACTTGTATAAATAGGTGGCAATACCGTTAAATTGTAGGGTTCAGCTCCTTTAAAGCTGCAAAAATCGGGTGAAGACCTGTAAATACTAGGAGAAATATCATGGGAAAAGAATTAATTGATGAAACTTTAGTAGAAGATGAAGAGGTTTTAGAGCCTGAAGACGAAGAAGAAGTCGAAGAAACCGACTTAGAAGATACTGAAGAGAATGAAGAAGCTGAAGAGGAAGCATTCTTTACACAAGAACAAGTAGAATCAGCAGTAAAGACTAGAGTTAATACATTTAACCGTAAAATCGACAAACTTAAACCATACGAAGTGGCTGTAAAGAAGATAAGTGAAATCACAGGACTATCTGTGGACAATCTTATTACTCGATTAGAGGGAATGTCTGACATAGAGCAAGCTAAAATACTTGGTGTAACTCCTCAGCAGTTAGCTAGTAAAAGGCAAGTTGTACAAACACAAAAAAATGCCAATGAACAGACTCTACGCTTACAAAGGGAGTTAGATGAACAGAAGTTATTAGCTGACCCAAAATACAAAGACTACCCATTATTCAAGGAAGAAATTGAAGAACTCCTTGAAGATAACCCCAAACTCTCCATTAAACAAGCTTATGTACTTGCTAAAGGAGAAACTGGTACTAAAGCTGCCATTAGAGACGCTGAACAAAGAACAGTTGCTAAAATGACTAAATCTTCTAATCAAAAGATTGTAAAGCCTGGTCAAAGCTCAATAAAATCAACACCTAAACTTGACCAAGCTACAATATCTGCTGCCAAAAGAGTTGGTATGGACCCACTGGAATATGCTGCTTACTCAAATATGTCTAGTTTGGATGAATATGAGAAAATGAAGAGTAAAAAATCCAAAAAATAAGAAAGGAATGATATAATATGGTAAAATATCTAAAGTCTTTAGATAATTCACAGCCAATGACTGTGAAGATAGTTACAAATGCTGCCGTAGTTGCAGGTGATTTACTTGCTATTACGTTAGGATTAGTAGGACCAGTAGCTGCTGCTGACTCCGCTGTTATTGGTATTGCAATGGGGGATGCTGATAGCGGTGATGAAGTGCCTGTTTTGTTAATTACTCCTATGTCAGTGATTCGTGTTAATTGGAAATCTTCAGTTCCTACTAAAACTTCTTTAGTAGCTGCTGATAGATTTGGTACTGCTTTTGACTGGATTGCTGCTGACAAGCAAATGGACCTTGATGATGTTACAGGTGGAATTTTCAAGGTTGTAGGTTATGATAACACAGCCAAGACAGCTGACGTTGTAGTTGACGCATCTGCTCTTTGGACTGCATAAGAGGGGAGAATAAAATATGCCTTTACAAGCTGCTAATTTTCAGGCTCTATTAGAGCCAAAGTTCCGTAAAATTTTCTTTGATGCTTATTCAGAGATTCCAGAACAATATTCCAAAATCTTTGCTGTAAAGAAATCCAGCAAAGCAAAAGAGTATGATTACCATGTTGGAGGAACAGGGGTTTGGGAAGAAAAAGAACCTTCTGGTCCTATTGCTGAAGATAGCATTGAGCATGGTCAAGAAGTTACTTATATCCACAAGTCATATGCAAAGATGATTTCTGTGGAGAGAGAACTTGCTGACGACGACCAATACAATGTTATTGAAAAACTTCCAAGATCTCTAGGAAGAGGATGCCGTGTAACTATTGAAGAGACTTCAATCTCTGTTGTCAATAACGGTTTTGCTACAAACGGCTATGATGCTGTGCCATTATTCTCAGCTTCTCACCCATTGTTAAGAGGGGGCACTGCTTCCAACTTACTGACTGGTGCTGACTTAGTTGATGCTTCACTGAAACTTGCTTTAGCTGCTATGCGTACACAGACTCTGACTCAAGAAGGATTTAAAATGCAAGCTGAGGCTAAACAACTTATTGTTCATCCAGACAATGAATTTAATGCCCTGACTTTAGTACATTCAGCTCTTCAAGCTGGAACACCAAACAACGACAAGAATGTTATTCAGAATAAACTTGGTGTTATAGTTCTTGACTACTTGGATGATTCTGATGCTTGGTTCTTAAGGGACCCAAGATTATCAGAAACTAACTTCTTCTGGAGAGTTAAACCAGAATTTAAAGGAACTGAGATATTTGACAACATGGTTGCTAAGTATCGTGGATATTGCAGATTCTCCGTTGGTTATTCCGACTGGAGAGGATGGATGGGAAATCCTGGTGCTAATTAAGTAGTAGAAAGGGGTACTTACTATGAATGGTAAAAAACTATATGAACAACTTCAGAGATTTGGGGAGTTGGACGTACAAGAGGCTTCCGTAAAAGATTGGATTGACATGGCTCAGAGAGAAGTATCACTGGACTTACCAGTCACAAGAAGCATAACGACTAATAATGTTGTTGCTAATACTATTGTCCCTGTAACCACAGGAATATTCAATTTAATATCAGCCACTTGTGAAGATGGTGAGTACCCCCTTACTAGTATACAAGTAAATTCAGCCTCTCTAGTTCTTTTAGATGAGGCTGATACTGTTACTGTCATCTTCACATCAATTTCACCTGACTATACTGATATGAATGAAGAACTAACAATTCATCCATCACTTCACTCACCTATGATAAACTTCTT